TGGTCTTACAAATGCATCCGCAAAGTTTTCAATGTTCTCTAGTTTCTCATATCCATGATGGATAAGCATAGTGCCTATCGCTAAACGAAGTAATAAGAATCCTAGAGATTGAATCACAATGCGTTACCTCTAGGTAGAACTTCCTCAGGGAATACGAATGACTCATGTGGTTGATCAACTGGTGCCAACCATGCACGTAGTCCTTCATTCAATAGATGTTCTTGGTATAGAAAGTCTCAAACTCTGGATCTTCTGCTGCACGAATCTCTTGAGATACAAAGTCGTAAGCACGTAGATTAAGAGCGAGTCCAATAATACCGATAGAACTTGTCCAGAGACCCATGACGGGAACGAAGAGCATAAAGAAATGCAACCAACGCTTATTACTAAAAGCAATACCGAAGATCTGTGACCAGAAACGGTTCGCAGTAACCATCGAGTAAGTCTCCTCCTCTTGCGTAGAGTCAAAAGCCTTGAAAGTGTTTGCTTGATCCCCATCTTCATACAGAGTGTTTCTCTACAGTTACACCGTGAATAGCAGATAGCAATGCTCCACCAAGTATACCAGCAACTCCCATCATATGGAAAGGGTTGAGCGTCCAGTTATGGAAACCCTGTAGGAAGAGTAGAAAGCGGAATATCGCAGACACACCAAACGACGGTGCAAAGAACCAACTGGACTGTCCGAGAGGATAGATGAGAAACACACTGACAAAAACAGCGATAGGCCCAGAGAACGCAATAGCGTTGTACGGACGGAATTCCAATTAACCTAGCCAACTCGAATTGACGAAGCATGAAACCAATGAGGGCAAATGCTCCGTGGAGCGCCACAAAATTCCAGAGTCCCCCAAGTTGGACCCAGCGGACGAAATCCCCCTGAGCCTCAGGACCCCAGAGAAGAAGAAGAGAATGACCCATAGCGTCAGCTGGAGTGCTAACTGCCGCTGTAAGAAAATTTGCACCCTCAAGATAGGAACTAGCGAGACCGTGGGTATACCAGCTCGTTGCGAAAGTCGTGCCAGTAAGCCAGCCCCCAATAGCAAGATAAGCAGTGGGTAGAAGAAGAAGTCCAGACCAACCAATAAAAACGAAACGATCCCGTTTAAGCCAGTCGTCGAGTACATCGAACCACCCCCTTGTTGGTACTTGTAGTGTACTTGTAGTCATTTATTTTTTCCTTGATTTTAGTTAACAATACCTGTTAAGGCAAATTTTGTTTGATCACCTGGTGTATTTTCATAGGTAGAAGAGTCTCCATATCCTTTGTGATCATTATAACCAACCATACGACCTTTCGTATTTTGAAGGGCAGGCATAAAGACAATGAATAAGAAAACTCCTGGTGCGCCGATGAATGCAACGGCAACAATCACATAATACGTAAGAAGTTCAGTCATAATAAAACTTAATATTTGAAGGTAAAAAAGAAGGGGTCCGAAGACCCCCGCTTCTTACTAATTGTAGCAGGTTAATCAACCAACTGTGGGTGCTGTAAGAGCAACAGGAGTTGACTCAGCAGCAGCAAGATCCAGTGGGAAGTTATGAGCGTTACGCTCGTGCATAACTTCCATACCAAGACCAGCGCGGTTCAGAACGTCTGCCCAGGTGTTCAACACACGACCCTGACCATCAAGGATGGACTGGTTGAAGTTGAAACCGTTCAAGTTGAATGCCATCGTGGAAACACCAAGTGCGGTGAACCAGATGCCAACAACAGGCCATGCAGCAAGGAAGAAGTGCAAGGAACGGGAGTTGTTGAATGATGCGTATTGGAAGATCAGGCGACCGAAGTAACCGTGTGCAGCAACGATGTTGTACGTCTCTTCTTCTTGACCGAACTTATAACCATAGTTCTGTGACTCTGTTCAGTCGTCTCACGGACGAGTGAGGAAGTAACGAGACTTCCGTGCATAGCAGAGAACAAAGATCCACCGAATACCCCAGCAACGCCGAGCATGTGGAACGGATGCATAAGAATATTGTGCTCTGCCTGGAAGACGAGCATATAGTTAAAAGTACCAGAGATACCAAGAGGCATAGCATCGGAGAATGAACCTTGACCGAAAGGATAGACGAGGAATACTGCAGATGCTGCAGCGACTGGTGCAGAATATGCAACACAGATCCAGGGACGCATACCTAAACGGTATGAAAGTTCCCACTCACGTCCCATATATGCATAGATGCCGATAAGGAAGTGAAAGACTACGAGTTGGAAAGGACCACCGTTATACAGCCACTCATCAAGTGATGCGGCTTCCCAGATGGGATAGAAGTGAAGACCAATTGCGTTGGAAGATGGAACAACTGCACCAGAGATGATGTTGTTACCATACATGAGTGAACCAGCGACGGGTTCACGGATGCCGTCGATGTCCACAGGGGGGAGCAGCGACGAAGGCGACGATGAAGCAGATAGTTGCTGCCAACAGAGTTGGAATCATCAGTACGCCGAACCAACCGACATAGAGGCGGTTATTGGTAGAAGTTACCCACTCGCAGAAAGATTCCCACGATGAGGTTGTTTGTTGTTGTTGAAGTGTAGCGTTAGCCATTGAATTGAAAAAAGTAAGATCATCAGGGAAATGATGGTTTTACTATTCCTGTATCACCCTTAGATACAGGTATTAAAGACGTTTTTAGACACCCTATAGGTCTTGGTTTGCGGGGTGTAACGAACAGTTAAGAAATGTGTTGGTTCCTTAACCTCTCGACTTATTTATAATACTACGGTTTTCCCCGACCTGTCAACCCCCTATTTTGGTTTCTTTGCTGCTGCTCTGACTTTCTTATCGATATGGGGGTTGCCCGTTGGTGGCATTGCCTTGGCACTCTGAGGGTCTAGACGATTAAATCTATTTGCAATCTTCTTACCACCAACCAAGTCAGGATGGAATCCATTGACCATCTTAGGTGGTTCTTGCATTGGGAAACCAAGTGGTGCTGGTTTACCATCATAGTATCCAGGGATTTTACTAGTGATATCCTTTACAGACTTGAGTTTCTTTTTCTCTGAAAGAACTTCTCCTTCTGGTTCATGATGGGCAAGATCAAGTTGTTTTTTCCAAGCGTTTACATGTTTTGTGTGTGCTGCTTTCCAACTATCTGTATACGCTGTGGCTTTGGCTCTCCATCTATCATCCATAGTATCTTTATTGTTACCTGCTTTTTTAAGAATACTTGGCCAAGTTGAAGGATTATCATAATCTACAAACTTACCATCTTTATCTTTGTATCCTTTTCTAACATAAGGTTTATCTGCACCGGGAGTGCCATATGGACCTTTTGCACTAGCAACATTTCCATAATCTTTACCGCCACTTGCTTTTGGAACATAAGAACCTTTAGGCAAAAATGGATTTGAATTATCAGGTTTTGTAGGATTTTCCTTTTTCCACTCTGCTGCAGGCAAACCATATGTTTTATTCACCCAATTATACAAATCATCACTCATAGCATCAGTGGCACCACCAGCTGCCTGGTCCCAACTATCTGGCATAATAGTGTCAGAAGGTCTTGCAGTACTACCAGTCATGCCAAGATACTTTAACATATACTCATCACCTGCATCTAACATATCCATCAATTTCTTTTTCCGATCTTCTGCAGAAAGACCCTGCATTGATGGGTCAGTTCTAATAAAATTAGTTGCCTCTGGACTATCAAGAGAAACAAAGACATTCATTGGAGTTCTTCTTTGGAATGTCAAATTACGAATTACATTTGTGCCTATACTACCACCACTACTCTTACTGAATGAAAATGCAAAGGAAACACCTTTTTTTCTATCAACACTTTTAAGTGATAATACTTTTCTTCCAGCAGATGTTGATATATTATAATCAGTATAACCACTACCATTTGCAGTGACTATTTCAAAGGAATCAATGGTTCCTGGTGATAACTCAAATACAAGAGTATCAAACTCAGATGTATCAATATCAATAATAAATCCACCATTTACTTCTGGTGGTATACCAGCACTTGCAGGACCAGAAGTATATGTATTTCCACTCTGACTAGATCCAGGACTACTACCACCTCCTTGTATTGGGCTAGTGACATCACCAAGATCAACATCACCTTGGGCAGGAAGAGTTGTATTAAACATACCAGAACTAGTCATGCCTTCAGCAATACCCTCCCTCCAATTAGAAAACTCTGGACTGCTAAGATTTCTCAGTTCCTCTCTAATCTGTTCTCTAATTTCATCAGCAATTTTTTTTCGTTTTATTTTTTCTTCACGCAATTCTTTGACACGATTCATATCAATATGCTTAAGTGCCTTTGTATATAAACTCATTCGACCACAACTTTATTATTATTTATTTTATCACAAAAGTATCACTAAGAACATTTACTTGCTCTTGAAAATACATCTCTCTAAATACATATACATACCCTTCTCGGTTTACTATGAAACGGTTTCTACCTTTCATAATGTTATTGATGACCGCACCAGCAGCAAGTGCAGGTGCTCTTACTCATAAGTTATCTTCTAGTGTTCAGTTAACCGTTGATGCTGCTGCTACCAATGTCACAAGACTTGGTAGTAACTTCTCAATTTCAGGCAGCGGTGTAGATACTACTGACGGAACAACAGTTAATACAATTTCTACTGGTGCAATTACCAGTGGAATTTATGCCCCAGGCACAATTGCTGCTACTCAGGATAATCCTGGTAGTTCCTTTAGTTTCTCTCAGTCTTATACACAGGCAGATGCAATCCCAACCAGTGCAGTCACTGTTGGTGATGTAGCAAACTTCGGCAATATTACATCTACAACTGCAGGATCTGCTGGTTCTCTAGCTGGTACTCTTAGTACTGCTGGTGCTATTACTTTGACGGCTGGTGGTGCTGGTACAAATGCTACTGGTCAATTTGTCAGTGAGCTCACGATTCTACACTAAATAAAATGGAGGTCAGAAAACATGACTTCTGGAAAGACAATCATATATATTGTGATGTCTGCAGTGGCAGCAAGTCTTATTCCTGCCACTGCCCTGGCGGTCCCCGTGGTCCCAAACTTCACACAGGGGTCAATGACAAGTCACACGGAAACAACATCGAAGGTGACTGAAACGATTAACTCTATAGACTATGCAACAGGATGGCAATATTCAGTATCGGGAACAAACGTGACCAACGGGGGGACAATCCCTCAGTCCGAACCCAACGACAAACTCAGTGATAGTGAATCCATTAGGAGGAACAGAGGGGCAAGTAACAAGCGCCAACTCTGGTCTCGATTTAAATGGACAGAGTTTCACAATCGCAGATCCAGGAGCAGCATTCCAGTTCACTCAGACCTACATGGGACCGGGTGTAACGAATCAAACTGTGATTCAAAGAACCACAGAGGTTACAAGCATTACAGACACAACAAGTATCTTTACCCAATAAAAGTATTATGTCTATCTGCCCTGACTGCGGTTGTAACTGTCCCTGCACATGCAGCGGATGTAGGGGGTGTAAGTGCAACAGCAAACCCAATCGCAAATAGTTCAGGCTCGGTTACCAACCAAGCAATCAGGTTTTACAAGGACCATATATCACTAACCAATATGGTGGTGGTATAGCATGTCAAGGACCGACTGCTAATATTACACCATTCATTACTCATGCTCGTAATGAGAAGGATCCATTTGAGACACACTACATGGAACCTCAGTATGATAACAGAGATTTTGAAGGTCAATTAGTAGAAACTCAAAAGGTAGTAAAGAACTGGCCGTGGGAATCTTGGTATGATGATAGAACATATACTAATTCAGATGGTGAAACTGTTCGCGCATTTGAAGATGGTCAAGATATGACCATTAGAACAATGGAAATGATGGGTGATGGTGTGCCCGATAATCCAGGAGCAGAACTCTGGCAGAAACCAGTAAGAACTGGTGATACTAAAAACTACAGTACTAGTCTTGGATTATCTGCAACAATCTCTTTCCCACTTGATGGTGGACTACAAGAACGTTGTAAACAAGCAGCAGATACTCAAATCCAAATGCAGCAACAATTGATTGCCAATAAAAGATTAGACTTTGAGATTGCGAGACTTAAAAATTGTGGTGAATTAATGCAGAGAGGAATCAGTTTCCATCCCAGAAGTCCTTATTTTAAAGTGTGTGCAGACGTGGTAGTTCAAAATGTCAATACCGTCAAGCAACATCGTCACTCTATCCCTTCGGTTTCAGTGCCGAACGTAGAATCTTTATCGCCCGGTTCCGGTCGCGTTGCTCCGCCTTCCTCTCAGTCGCAGACAATACCGGGGGCGTCTTACCCCGTAAGGCAGCAATCTTCTTCACAACCTTCTTCGTCACAGGTTTCACCACTTTTAACAAAAGGTCAGCAAGAGGTTTTGCAAGCAGTGCCGAGGTCGTTGCCACCACAGCGATAGATGCAGTGACAGTTATCATACCTGCTGATGGTATGTTCTGGACAATCTGATCTGGTATATTTAAATTTTCAAATACGGGGAGACATTCTTTTCCTACTGTCTCATACCCAGTAATCTTTTTATTACCCTCTAGGATTTTTCCTACAGGGTTTTTTAATTCTTGTGCTCTACTTGGACACTCTGCTTTTGCAGCATCTGTTTTAGGAGTTGATGGTGCATCAGGAGTTGGTGGTGGTTTTGCTTCTGGTGCTTTATATGGTGGTGGAGGTGGAGATGTTGTAGTTACTTCTAATCTACGTGGGTCATAATCTAATGGACTATAACTAGGTGTCCCTGCATCACAGAAAACTCTAACACCATCCTTGTCCTCTTCTTTCAGTGTTTGATTCTCACTACTATCTCTATGAGACTCAACACATCCAGGTATATTAACAATAGGAACACCCACCTGTGTAGACACGGGTGGGTAAATTGGGACTGCTTGTGAGGGTGTCTTTAGCCAATCAGGTGTATCATTGATGAATAGATTACCAACTTGCCTAATTCCAATATCAATATTACCTATTTGGATTTCTGGAATCATCAGTCTTTCCAACCACCTTTCAATACCCATTCATCATGGTATTGATTTTTCCAGGAACTACTAATCCCATACGAGGGTTGGATAACCTGTTCAATGTATCTTCTATTTTCTTTTGCAAGATTAAGACTCAGAGTTTCTAAACTCTTTACCCTACCATCAACTTGGGATGCCCACCATACAGCACCAGCACCCTGAACGAGTAGGAATGATACAATCGCAAAAGGAACCTTTAAGTCTTTCATTAGTCTTTAAAATATTTTTCAATAACTTCTAGACGTTCTTCTTCTTTTGCAATCAAATCAATCTGATCCTGGATTGCGCCAAGCACATCTGGATGCTCACCAATACCAACCGGATTGACAAGATAAACTTCAATATTCATCTTTGCTTTTTTAATGTTCCCAATAGCAAGTGCCTTGAGAGCTTCCAACATTTCTCTTCTCATTTTTAATCCTTTCTAATGTTACAAGTTAATTCGCAGTTTTCACCTTCAAATTCAGAGTCTGGGATAAAAGGTGCAGATCCACAGACAGCACTCCTACACCAACGTGCCGTGGGCCCTTCTGATTTCCCTGAGTGCTTCAAGGTCCATGTTTTTTGTTCCTCCGTCGTAGGCATGAGCATAACCCTCCTCAATCATTTGCTCGTTGAGTGACACTGTGTCATCCCCGATGTATAACCAACCCAGAAGACGCCCATACTTGCCAGTGCCACCAACAAGTTCAGTCCTAACAGACAACTCATCATCACCAGCCAACGTGCCTTCGAGTTTCTCTTTGAGCCAGTTGGTTGCTTCGATTCCAAGAGCTTTCTCCTCTAAGTTTCTGGTCCTCTTTTCTGGCGTATCAACTCCTGCAACTCTAACTCTTTCTTTCTTGTATAGATCAAACCCCAGATCAATGGTGACATCAATAGTATCACCATCAAGGACACGGTTGATCTCCGTCACTCGGAAGTTGTAACAACTCTTCCTGCTTGGGGGTTTCATGGCTCCCATGTTCTTCTCTCTTATCAACTCCTAATATGTATATGATGACATAAACTGCCATAGCACACGGCAAGGATTACCATAATGATCACTGACCATACAGGATCATCTGGATTATCAAGTGGTCTAAGTATGAGATTCATTATTAAAAGGTGCCCAGTGTTGCCACCCATATTTGTGAACGTAATGCATACCAATAATAGGTACAACAACTAATGCAAGACTTAATGCCCCAATCCCAAAAGGATTGTTAAGTGTAACTGCAGCGAAGTGTGCTGCTTTGTGTGCTAAAAGATTCATAGATACCCTCCCCAGGTTTTCCAGAAGTCTAAAAAGTAAAAATTGATCTCACTTATAGTTCCAAAAGGTGCTTCTTCACCTTCAGTTTCAGCCCACTTCTTACAAAATCTAGAAATATCAGATGAACTCATTACATGATTTACACCATACATTCTAGCGAATGCACTCATAGCAAAATCATAACGCATTTTAATGTGCCGTTCCATTTCCGTCATAGTCATCACTCTCGTAATAAAAGTTTTCGCCCTTATAAAGTGCGAAGAACACTGTTGTTAACACAAATGGAATTGAAATCCACAATAGAATTGTACTAAAAGTCATTTGAAAAATACCTTAAGTCCTAGAGATGTTCTACCACCTTCAAATTCTTTTATGCTGCTTAAATATTCAGCAAATAATTTTAAATCATTACCATACTCGATACCAATAGATCCTAAAGGACCTTCAAAGTTATCTCTACTATCAAACTTTGAGTTATTCACAGATATACCACTATACACCGTAAGATCTTGTGATAGTGGTGCTAAAAATTTTACCCCTGCATGATTGATACCAGGATGATCATCACATTGCATTGGTGATGAAAGATGTTCAGCAAACAATCTTATATGTGTGTACATGTCATATTCAATACCAAAGGAACCAGAAGGTTCATGTAAATCAAATTGCTCAGTATCATATGGTTCTATATTGACTCCAATATAGGTTTTAACACTATCTGGACTCATAACTCCAAGTATTGCAGTTGTTAGTGTTCCAACAATAGTGCTTGGTCCAATACATAACATCATTAAACATTACCTGGTGAAAGAGATTGGAAAATCTTTGAGCAAACATCAATAGCACCAGGTGCTCCATACACTCCAGAGAAGATATATGAGATACCTAACTTAGAACAATACAGTTCCAGTTCCTGACATTTTGTTATGTCGCTGGTACTATGATCAATAATGATATCACCCTCCTCAAGCAAAGGTAGCAACTCATCAAGGGTATCTTCTGCCTTTTGCTCAGGACATGTAATCTGAAAGATACCAGGAATTCTTCCAGCACTAGTAAATTTCTTATTATCAGTTTTAACTGCTCGGACAAGATACTCTATTGAAGTTACACATCCACTAAGGTGTCCTGCTTCATATTGTCCACAGGCATTCTCATAGTTAGTACTACTGTAACCCCAGACTTCAATACCCTTTGCAAGCATACGGCGAGCCATACCTTCACCAGTACGACCCAAACCAATCATTCCAACTTTCATTTAATTCTTCCTTCCAATGCAGCAAGCGTATCAAGAGGAATCCATGCTGGATTCTCATCTTTAAATTGCACTTGAACTTCAACAATTGTTTTCTCAAGTTGTCTTGAGTAAGATTTTCTTGTATTTTTTACACAAGAAATAATATTTTGTGTCATGGATTTTTAGAGTCTAGTCCTAATTCTTCAAGATATTCTATCCACCATTGTGGATCTTTTTGAGTTTTCCAGTTTGGTACTGGGATACCCTTGAAGCGAATAATATCATTAGATCGCTTCATCTATAGTCTGTGCGATCTGTAAATTCCTCTTCCTCTTCGTCAACATCCGCATACGCATTGTCCACGTATGGTCCTCGTTTTCGTAAAGGTTCTCGTCTAACATAATCGGTTTCTGTATTTACTGCAGACACCCATACGGCAAGTTTCATAACAATAAAGATTAAAACAAGAGGTGTAAAACAAGCAACTAGAATAACTGGATTCATTTTCCCCGATATCTTACAGGATATGTTAACTGCATTCCTGCAACTAACAACACTATAAACGCAAATACAAACAGTGTACTTATCATTCTACATGAAGATGTCCAATCATGCCAGCCCCCTGATGAGGACCACAAAAGAAATCATAGTCTCCTGCATCAGCAAATATAATGTCTTGTGATTCTCCAGGATTAAACATCAATGATTCCCTAGAAAGATCTGCTCTACCCTCAACAATAATATTATGTGGGGGCAACATTCCGTTTACGAAATGAACTGTTTCACCAGCAGTAATACTAATATTATCTGGACTGAATACAAGATTTCCATTGGAACCCATTGTTACGTCTACGGCGTATGCAATCCCAGGTAAAAATATAATCATTGCCGAAAGTGTGGCAACAATAACTGCGCTAATAAACTTCATCATAGTTCATGCAACTACACTATCTATTATAGGCAAGATTTCCTAAAATGGGGTATGTTTTGACTTCGTGACTAAGTTAGGATTAACAATCATTAAAGACTGAACCAACAGTAGATCCTGCTGCAGATCCCAGTCTACCACCCAAAAGTGATACCCAACCAGCCGCTAACCATCCAACATACGGAATGCCAATTACAGCAGGAACACCAACTCCAGCAGCAATACTACTTCCCTGCCATTGCACCTTGACTCCGTGCTCCAGCGTCCGCCACGATACACTCTATGTCTTTTGCAGACTTTCCCTCGCCGTCTACAGCACCTCCTAGATTTCTAGTGCCATCCATAGTGTATTGATCTCTGCGCCACTCACGGCGACTTTCATTACCACCACCAAACAATCCTCTCTTTTCTTTATCTAATGATAGAGATTTTTGTGACTCAAGAACAGCAGGATCGTTTGCTTTATATTCTATACTATAACCTTCTTTACCTGCCTCTACCTTATACGAGGAATAATCTCCCCTCGGGAAATTAATAACTGGTGCTTCTGGCACTTTGGTTGCTGTAATGATGTGTCCCAGAACACCGATGTGTGCTACGGCAACAACACCACCAACTCCTAATGCAGTCCATTTAAAGAAGGTCATAAGATTATACGGTAGGTTTTACGGGTGGTTCATCATCCTTAGTGATGAACTTGATTGGTGCTTGCTCCACACGAATGGTTTGTGCAGGTGCAGTTTGTGCTGCAGCAGCAATCAATCTTTCCATATCTGCTTTACTGATGCCACCACCAGCGGAAGATCCATTACCATTTCCATTGCCACCTTTCTTTGCTGCCTGAACACCAAAAGTCGCGAGCACCCCAGTAAAGACACTCGCGATAAAAGTTGGATCTAGTTTTTGCTCGGGAATACCGAGTACAGGTGGTAACTGGATGTACGCCAGCGTGAGTATTCCGCCGCTCCAAACAAGGATGCCAAGCCTAACAAAAGTAGACAGAATATCAAGTTGTTCTTCTTTGTCACTTGCTGCCTCCTTCATTTTTCCAAGAATACCTTTTTTCTTGGGATCTTCCTTCTTAACTTCTTCGGGCATGGATAGAAAGCCGAGGCAGTTTTATTTATGGTTTGAGTGCGTCAACAGTTAGTTTTGTTTTGTTTATAGAGTTGTATTGATTACAAAGAACATCACTTGATTGATGTTCCCATTTGTGATACGCATCTTTGAGAGACTTGAAGTAATCTTCACCATTGAAATCTTTCATTTCTTCGGCAACAATGGCTTTGATTAACACATCTCTTGTTAAATGTGTCATATGTAAATGCTTGTTTTCCAACAACAAATTTTACATTACAAGTCTAGGAATTATCCAAAAAATTTGTCTTGGGTGAGTACCTGGATTGTCTTAGGTCTTATTATTTATTAATGTAACCGTTTTCAACCAGGTATTTACGAGTCAATGGTGTTGGATCATATTCGGTCCACATCTGACCAGCAGCACAAGCATTCAATGCATTCATAGTCATGTGTTCAGTCTTACCTGCCCACATTGCTTCCTTCTCCCATGGAATTGCTCCTGGTTGTAATGCATATGTCCTACGTACCATCTCTTGCCACATCTCAGGAACACTTTCCTCTGGTAGGATAAGAGCAATCAAACTATTATCAATCGTTCCTGCCATACAATCCTGTGCAGCGTGCCATCCTTCATGACGCATCACACTCATCAATACTCCAGGACGACCCATAAATCTTTTGTTCAAAAAGAAGTTATTGGAGACAGTATGATAGACACCACGATTTCCTACTGGAAAATACTTCTCGTCAGCAAGATATACACCAACACCAACATGGTTCAGTGAAGACATCATATGATTGAATTCTTGTGCCACTGAAGTAAATGCTTCAGGGTTATCATAATTTGAAGAAACATCTAACAAAGAATTCACTTTAGTTACATCATCAGTGCATTCCTGAAGAAGCATACACCCCATTGAATGACTAGTATAATAATCATCCTTTCCAATAGGATCTGCCATTACGGGAGCAGCAAGACATGCTGCCATCAAGGCCATAATAATTTTTTTCATATCAGAAAGGTAGAGCGGATCCAGTAGTTGTGGGAAGTGGTTGAGCACCACCAGTAGCGGAAGGAAGTTCTGGCATTGCAGCGTCCATCATTCCAGGAAGTTGTCCGGCAATTGCTTCTGCTGCTGCATTTGCAACTTGAGATTTGATGTTCTCAACAATAGAATCCTTATTGAGATACAGTGCAGTACCGCCTCCGACGATACCTGCAGTTCCTACAAATGATAGGACTGCTAAAACATTAATTACTTTTTGCATAATACCTTAATTACTTACTTATTTACTAAAATCATCCAACTCCAGACTGCCAACCTTCTTGAAAGTTTTCAGAGCCCCCAGGAGGATTTAATTGAGTAGTTGTTTTACCATTCTTGATTGCAATATTATACATCACTTCATGGATATTGTCAACCTCTTTACATTCTTCTTTGCGGTTTTCTTCTTCTCTTCGTGATGCTTCCTCAAGCATTTCTTCATGAGTCATTTGCTTTTTACTTTTAATTGGAGAAGGACCAAACCAAGGATCGTCAGGAAGAATTACAGGTGCAGGAATACCTATAAAACCATATCCTTGAGTCAAATGCCCTGGACCACACTCAGCAACTGGTGCCTCAATCCTAGTAATTTCTTTTTCAGTAAGTTTAGGTTTGAGTAATTTTTTAATTGCTTTGAGTATCATTGCCAATGATAGTGGTAGAAGTTCCCTCTATTATGACACATTGGGTCTTCAGATGCAACCCTGTATTTGAGCATACTCTGACCTTTGAAACTTGTTCGGTCTCCAATAATGCTATATGCTTTTAGAAGGTTCTCTTTTCCTTTTTCAGATTTAAGTTCATTAACCAAGTTGATGTCAGCAACAGGTCTCTTGTAATCAAATCCCTGATACTGACCAGGAGCATACACAACGTCTGCAACTGTATTTGGATAAAGGGGGGATCTAACTCTATTGAGAACTGATGCAGCAACGCAATACTCATCGAAAGTATTCACAGCTGCCTCAACTTGAATGGCTCTCGCCAAGTGATCATAATCAAGAGCAGTTAGTCCTAGGATCGTTTCTAAAATCATACCATTAAAAAAGGAGCATTTTTAGTGCTCCTGTAATATATCTCAAAATATTTAGTTTGTCAAGCAGAAGGGGACGGTGCATAAACTGGTGTCATCATCCCTCCGTCTGGTGGTCCATCATCATCTTCATTAGTTTCTATGAAGAGGAGCATAAAGAATAGGGGTGCCAATAAAAAAATAGTTGTCTGTGCCCATTCTATACTCATGAGTTTCTAGCTGCTGCACCAATTGGAATAAGAAACAGCAGTGCTGCTACTACAAATCCCATCACCAGATACCTGGAATGATTTGTCCTGTGGTTGCATAACTACCCATTGCGGCAATGACTCCGATCATTGCTGCCCAACCATTGATGCGTTCTGCGTTTTCGTTCATTGTTCTAGTTCCTGTGTTTTGTTGTAAATGATAATTTTGCTTCCATCATGACTAAACATCAGTTCGTCATCATGATCCCAGCAAAGTTCTTCGTATAAAGCATTGAGTTTCTCCATGTCATCATAGAGAGCATTGGGATCAGGCATAATAATTAGAAATGTTTTCTATCTATTCGCCTTCACTGTCAGGTAGAATTTGGTTTGATCTGTTGGTGAGTTCTCATAAGATGAAATATCACCATATTCTTTGTGGTCACCATAACCAACCATTCGTCCTTTAGTATTCTGCAGAGCAGGCATAAAGGCAATAAAGAAGAATACTCCTGGGGCACCAACTAAAAGGGCACCACCAATCACATAATAAGTTAGAATTTCAAGTAGAGAGGGTTCCATCAATAGGTTTCAGATAGGTTTTCAATAGAATAGCAGAGCAATACCAAGAATGCAATACTTGTCAGGGTAAAGACAAATTCGGTCATTAGAATCCGAATGCGCCAAAGAAGAATACACTACCAGATGTAGCATACGAAACAACTGCTGCAACAAAACCAATCATCGCAGTGCGACCATTTAGTTTCTCTGCTTTCTCTGCGTATGACTCATAACCGTAACGTTCCGCATCAGTTTGTGAGATATACATTTGGGGTTCTCTGGCGAACAGATTTGTGCGTCCACCATCTTCAGTTGTTACAGTCATGATACACTCCGTAATGTTTCTTTACATATTATATAGGAAACATAAAGTTTTGTCAATACTCCATGTCTCCACCATAACGGGTGCAGGTCTTTTTGTTTTCTTCTGATGCTCTACACCATTGCCTCACGTAACTATCTGCATCCATAGTCATTTCATAGTGAGCATGGTTATGCAGTGCCCCTATCAGTGCTATCATTCCAAATAACAGAAGGGAGGTTAGTGTTCCTGGATTTGTTATGAAGTTTATAAGGTATTTTTTCACAAAAAAATGGGGATGCCGTCGCACCCCCAGTATAACATCTAGATGTTTACTTGTCTATATGAACAATCAATCAGAAGTTGTACTTGACGCCCAGCTTACCACCAAGACCGAAGTCATCTTCGTCTTCAGCAGTCAGGAAGGAGAGCTCACCGTAGACGCCAAGGGCATCGGAGACGGGGAGTCCAACTCCTGCTTTACCAGAGAACTGAGTGTCAGTCTCTTCGCCGTCAACAGCGACGATTGCAGGACCAGCCTGGACTGTAGTAGGAAGCAGCACCTGCTTCTCCTTCAAAACCTACGTGAAGGTCTGTCGTGGCCGCAGTATAGTCATCGCCAACCCAACCGGCATTGGTTTCTACGTTAACGTATGGACCTGCAAGGGCAGCGCCAGCAGAAGCGAACAGAGCAGCGGAGGCTGCGAATACAGATTTAAACATTTGTTTTACCTTTAGTTACTTGCGGAATGGATACCCGCAGATGAATAGGGACTCGACTGTCCCGTGTTAAGTATACCCTTTGTTACTTTAATTACTGAAAGACAAAAGGTTAAGTATTTATACTACTTTATTCTTCGTAGTATGTCAAGAGGGTGGGTTATCCGTCCTTTGCTGTTGTGCAGCAGAGTTTTCAGTAATCCGACCCAGGTAAGGATCATAGTTCATTTGCTCCTTAATGTCAATAGATGGACCTTGTTGTTTCCAGTATTCACTTTGAGCCGTGTAATTTCCTTTATGAAAAACATCAACATGTACTGGATGAATACTAGACCCAAGTTCAGTTTTATACAAAAGAAGAGGGATAGAAAAAGTATTTCCAGAGTTGTAAATCAAATCATCCGCAACAGGACGTGGTTTCATACCTTGATCTAACTTATACTTTTCTCCACGACAATGAAGTCTTACAAGTTTCTCTGCATGGTATCTGTTAATTACATAGCAAGCCGTAGAGAAATCATTAACAAATCTCTTGTGAAGTTTAACATGAATGTCTCCAGTACAAATGATTGCAATTTGAACTACATCCCAATCATAAGGAAAATGTGCATAGAAGTCTGTCCAGGTAAAGTTCCAGAAACGAACTAAATCCAAACTACAATCATCTTCCATGATAACCGCATAAGGACTGTCAGAGGTCTCCAGATAATGCTTCAGTGCCTTTAGATGCGAAGTAGTGCATCCAATCTCTCCAGAGGTCATCAAAGGGGGATACATCCCCTTTATGATGTCACTCAGGTCATCATCTCTTCCATCATAAGCAGAGATTCTTTCATAGGTTTCTATTTCCCAATACTTAAATTGATCTTCCATATACTCACGTCTTTCTGGTTGACCATCAAGATTAAGATAATAGATTGGGACCAATCCCTTTAAGTTTGTATAGTGCTTTGTTTCTATCCATTATAAAACCTCCCAATGTTCAGGGAATAAATCTTTAGTATTTAAATGTGCATTGTTTGGACCGAACCATTTTTTGGGAGCAATAACTCTTCCACTATTACCCAACCAAGCACCCCACCATGAGAATGATGAGTTGGCAATAATATAATCACTACACTGCGTCATCAAATATAGGTCATGGTATGGTCCTGATGCCTCAGAAACAATAAATTTATCAGAGGAGAATAGTTCTTGTGCCATACACCATTTAGGATCATCACTGAAAATAACTACTTGTCTATTAGCATCAAACTTACTGAGAGCCTCCTCATAATAATCGAGATTTTGATTGTAATGATTATCAGAGTTGATTAAAAAATCACCTCTACGAATATGAATAGCAATAGGATTATCAAAGCAATCATCTACAATTTGTTTACATTCATTTATAATTTCTTGCTTGAATAAAAATTGCTGCCGAACTTCATCAGCACAATGCTTAAAGTATTCCTCGGTTTGAAAAAATCCATAGAGGGTATAATCAATCTGCCTATTGCCATGAAGAATATTAATGTCAAACTCAAATCCTTTCTCCTGGAAAACATTTTCCGTGTTTAGAAATCCAATATTGTCAGGTTTGATATCAAAGCAATCAAATAACTCAATTCTCAATCGATTACCTAATACATCAACAACCAACTCATCATGATTTGGGACTGTAAATGATACTCCGTTATAACGAGCAATACCTAAAGTTGATGCATATTGGAACATTTGATTTCCCAATTGCCCCATCTTACCAAGATAATTAAATGCTATAGTCATTTTAAATTTTTCCTAACCCATTCAATAACATTAATACTCCACCTCCATCCCAAAATTTCTTTCACTTTATCTATGTTTGCAGTAGAGTGCATTACCTCTCCAGATCTTTGAGGTATAGTAATTTGATAATCAGAAATCAAATCAGCAATTGTTTGAATTTCGGTTCCTTCTCCTGTACCAATATTAAATACCTGCCCATACTCATCAAGATCTCTCTGAGTCGCGATGATGTTAGCATAAACAACATCAGAAACATGAACAAAATCTCTCGTTTGGTATCCTGGTTCTACGATTGTCAGAGGCTCTTTATTATCTTTCTGCTTCTTAAAGATAGACATCACAGGAGCATACTGACCTGTCTTATGACACCCCTCCCCATAAACATTAAAGTATCTAAACATCACTGTCCGTAAACCATAGAGATGATAATACATTTCACAGAGTTGTTCTCCAGAATACTTAGAGATTGAGTAAGTATTCAGGCACTGAACTTGATTTGTCTCATACTTGGGATGAAACATTCTATTTCCATATACAGCAGAAGTAGAAGAGAATACAAATTTATCTACACTATGAACTCTAGCACATTCTAGAGCATTCATTGTTGCTAAGATATTATTTGCCATACTTTCATTTGGTTTCTCAACACAGTACGGTATAGAAACTTCCGATGCTAAGTGAAAAACATTATTGACACTTTCGAAAAGATGAATATATTTTGTATATTTTTCAGATAGATCATAAAGATAGTATGTTGCCTTTGGATTTGGATCGTGATGTTTCACTCTATCCAAAACTATAACTTCATGTCCAAGGTCAATGAGTCGATTTACAAGATATGATCCAATAAATCCACACCCTCCAGTAACTAATGATTTCATAAAACTCTCTCAGGTAAAAAATAATTCCTATTGAAGTTGAAACACTCCTGTGTTGGATAACTTGTAAGTGAATTTACAGTTGCTTGATAGGAACTGTTTTGATAGAACATTGGATTGTCAAATGTATATACATTAAACCAGCGTTGTATCTCAGCAAATCCAATATCCTGATAACTACCAATCACGTTACCAGCATGAAAACTTACTCTCTGGCACATTCTAACATAGTCTTCTGTCAGATACAATATAGCATGTGCTCCAAGCATGTTATAAACACGATGAAAATTATCACTTACTTTTTCATATTGAACAAAAGGCCCAGAATGTCCATTCATCCTTCCCCATGATGACACTCCAAGATAAACTGCATCAGCATTATTGGGAACTTCAATTTCTGGTTCAAAGTCTTTGATCATACAATCATCTTCAAAAAGAATGAAGGGAGGATCAATCTCTTCTAGTCCTTTAAGATGTGCCAGAGAACACCCGACCAATGGATTATCTGGACAAGGAACACCTTCAACACGAATTGAATTTTTAAATCCACAGTCTTTGATAAGTTTTTGCATACTTTCATTTTTCTCAGTATGCTCAGTAAGATTCAGATAGACTACAGGGATTTCTCTAAGATCTAAGTGCAGCATGGTTCTTTTTCAAAGCAATAATTTTTCCAGGTTGATAAGGATAATCAGTTCCTATGAACTCCTCAGCATAGCAATAGGTCGGATCAAGATCTAAGGTAGGTGGATTATCAATTAGATACCTGTTCATGTGACTTTCATCGTGCCAGAGAGCAACAACATTCTTCTTAAGATCTTCATCTACTCTCTTTGCAATAGTGTCTGCCATTTCCATGAAGACCTCTGTCTTTCCACCATTGAAACCACCAGCATAGTAAGTGACGGTCTTTTCTTCAGGAGGAACACATGCAAGAGATTTAGGATTCCTATCAAATGTTTGCGATGCAGGATTAGACAATGATTGATATCCGTGACGTGTTGCAACAAGATCACCACAAACTTCTTCTGCCTCTACTAATCCATCGATACGCATGTCCGCATCAAAGTAAAAGCAATAATCGTGATCAAGAATAAAATCTTTTTCTTTCACAAAGTAGTTATATCGTTTCAAAGTGGGCATTGGCCAGGGTTCATGATCAATATAATGAACCCTAACATTATCACCCGCTTCTTCTATTTCATGATCTGTAAATAGAAGACAATTAATCTCTGCACCAGGACAGAACTTCTCGGAGATATCTTCGTACAGTTTTTCTACGAACTGAAGATACTTATTAGTTGCAATAGTTAGAATACAGATTTTCACAGTAGATTTTTCCTCACGTAAAGAGCATCACCCCAGATTTGACCTTCCCAACTAGTCACCACACGTTCCATATTATATCCTTTCAAGAACTCGTCCAGTTCCTCAACATATGCATTGTTCTCATATACTTCATCACGATTGACTTCGCAATAAACATAGTCAACCTTCTCAAGGGTTTTTGTACCACCCTTTAGAACTTCAAGTTCATAACCTTGAACATCCATATTAATGAAGTTATATTCGTGACAATCATAATTATCCAAACAACTAACTTCAACATCCTCTGTAGTAGGGAACTTTACATAAGGATGATGTGTAAGATGAACTTTTGGTTTCAGAATACTACTACTCTGTTTTTCATTATCACTAACATACATCGTAGTCTTTCCAGGTTCAGAACCAAGAGCAACCTGATGCCCCTCAATATTGGCATTCAAATCCTTTACCTTATCTGCCAAGATATTGAAGTTCTCTTCTAATGGTTCAAACATAACCATGTCTTGAATACCACAATCAATATAATCAGGTATCTCTTCACCATAATGGGCACCAATATGAATGATGCCCTTGATATTCATTTTGTATTTGTCTACTAGACTACGAAAACTAAGTAACATTAAAAATCTCCATTAGTGTTTTTACCGATGCTTTGTAGGAAAGATTGTCCTCCACGTATTTACGCGGATTATATTCGTCTATTCTACTATAAAAGTTATCAAATGTCTCGTCAAAGTTAGAGTCAAAGACTCTTTCTCCGCAATCAGACGACCAGAAAGGAACGGAAGTTGCAGGAACTCTCCATTGATCTCCTTGATCAGACCATTCCGTTACATCCCAAACAAACATTGGAGTATTACATGCCATGATTTCTTGAACTGCAATACCTTGACTCTCAGTTCCATTCAACAGAAAACAGAATTTGGATTTTGATGCTAGTTCATTCACTTGTTCCGGGGTATAAGATCCATACTGAAGGATGTTGTATGACAACTCCCTAGACTCTAAGAAAGATACAACCTTTTCAAGTTCTTCTGATGATCTCCTTTTGAAATAAACAAGACAATCATACTCATATGATCTCTCTACATCAGGTAGTTCAATTCCAACAGGCCATACAGAAATCTTTTCCTCTGAATATCCAAACTTACTAATATATAAATCTTTCACCCATTGAGATGGTGCAATGATTGATTTGTAATAGTGTGGATTTTCTTTCAATTCATTAGTATGACCATCAAACATCCAGATCTGGGGACCAATAACACAATTTTCTAGTGTAAGATTTGAATGTTTTACATGCCCATTCCAGTCATACTGAATTAAAAAGTTGTATTTGTATTCCTCAACATTCACTGCATAAGGAATATTCTCTTGATCCAAACTTGCGCGTAGATTTTCTACAACTTTTTTAGGACCATTCATTCCAGACGAATGTCCCCAATAAGATGGCTCGTAAAATAAATTTATCATAACTTAACCCATTCTTCTAACATATGATCAGATCCAGATGCTTCACGATTCCATCTCTCTGGTCCAATAGTAAACTCGCTATTTCCCAAAAATGCACCCCACCAAGAATATGATGAGTTTGCAATGATGTGATTCTTACACTTAGTCATCAAGTAAAGATGCCCGCTATCTTTAATATCATTACATTCAGATCCAACAAAAGTGATTTGCTTATCTGTTTTGATATTTTCCGTACACCATTCAACATCCTCAGAGAATATGAAATAATGCGGATCGGGATACTTAGATTCCATCAGTTCGATTGCACGATCATAGTATGCCTTATCAAGAACACCATGATGGGCGAGAGCTGTTGGATTAGTAATATAGTCACCCCTTCTAACATGAATGGCAACTGGAGTTTCTACATTAGAAATTTGTTCTTCGACATTCTTAGTTGCTTCCGAAAATTCTACAGAGAAAGTAAATTGCTCTCTAATCTCATCAACAACATTTTCAAACTCTTTTAAATTTTGAAACCATCCTTGAAGCAATGTCGCACCTTCTGGTGCATCTTCTGCGGTAGTATGTTTGATATTTAAAATATCAAGATCATAACCACGTCCAGTTAAACCATTTACAATAATCTTTCTTTCCTGATTCTGATAGAAGGAGGAATCAAGACGGAGTTCTGTAAACTGTGAGTATTCTTTCAGTGCAGAAACTCCTGCCGCATACTGAAACATTTGGTTTCCCAAACCACCTTGAAGATAAACGTATAAAATCATAGTACAGTCCAATCATCTGGATAAAAATCTTGCTTGTGGTAGGTAAGTTCATTACCTTGAGTATCAAAGTCAGACTGTTCAAGACTTCTATGATACTTTGGACAAATAACAGTTCTGTTATCATGTTCATTAAGATATGCAGCCCACCAACTAAACGTACTATCATGCGAAACTATGTTGTGATCACATTTTGTCATCAAACATAAATCCATTATTGTATCGTTTGTTTCACTGACAAAGAAGTTGTCCCCTTCATACTTATCCTTTAAGTATTCAATATCAGAACTATTATCATTTCCTTCAGATCTAGATCCACCAGTAAATATCAAAAAGTTTGCTTCGTTATTAAAATAACCTAAAGCCTTAGTGACAAAACTATCAATTACTTCTTGATTCAACTGATTTAAATCCACATTATCCCCTCTCCTAAGATGAATAGAGACAACAGGACCATCAAACCTTTCTAAGGATTCATCGCATTTCTTTCTAATTTCTGGGTCGATCCTAAACGACTTCTTAATTTCATCCTCACAAAAATGAAAATAATTCAAGTTTTGAAAGAAACCAAATAAATCAACATTGTCGCCCAGATTAAAAAAGTTTTCATCAAAATCAGAACACAAACCAGGTTGATCATATCGTTGATATGATGAACTATCTGTGATCGTAGGATGATCGATATTGAAATTAAAAAGAAGACATTTTTGACCATGCCAAACTATATTCTTTAAATCACTCATCAAAGCAATGTCATATCCATTCTTGACAGAGAGACCTTTTAGTGCAGCATATTGAAAAAATTGGTTACCCAATCTTCCATACTTTCCAAGTTGGGAAAAAGTAATCATAGGTTTATAATGAAACAATCTTCTGTAATGTTGAACTTATTATCAACAAATCTTATTTGATCACCATACTTTTCATTCAAATACTCTGATACTTGGGAGGTAACTCTACGATCATTTTGAATATAGATTTTAAATCCACGATCAAGAAGATCAAGACAAAGACGATACTGCTGACTTTCCGTGATAATATCGGTCCCTCTCTTGTATGAAATATATTCAAAGTAGAAAGGTTTTCTCTCAGCATTCATCTTCTCCCAGTAGTTGGCAACTGTCAGAGCATGTTCATTATTAAATCCATCGGTGACATATCCAAGATTATACTCCAGTCCAACCTTTTTTGCAAAGTGTGCAAAGGCACGATTATCTCTAGGAAGGCATGGGCCACCATACCCCAAACCATAGTTCATGTACTTACTACCAATCCTTGAGTCACATCCAATTGCTCTAAGAACAGTAGTGATTTCATCACCGCACCCAGACTTATGGAGAACGTCACCAAGCATGTTTGCATAACTGATCTTAGTTGTGAGAAAACAGTTGACTGCAATCTTAGTAATCTCTGCAGACTTAGGAGTCATTACACAAACGATGGCTCGTGTAACCTGAATTTTCTTGTAAAGAGTTTTAATGTCCTGAATAACATGATTCTCAAATTGAGAATCAACCCCAAGCAGAACCATATCTGCCTGCTTCAGGTCACTGATGATAGAACCTTGAGCAATGAACTCAGGGTTATACATCACATGCACGTTGCGAGGCAGATACTTTTGGAATGCATCACAATCACCAGGATTAGTAGTACAACCAACCACAAAATATTTCTTCTTAGTTACATCCTTCAGATCTTCTACAACACCCCATACAGCAGACACATCATATGATCCATCCTCAAGTGAAGGAGTCGCGACCAGAGTGTAAATCAAATCACACTCTTCGATGACTTCCTTATTATTTGTTGTCGCTTTAAAGTTCTTAGAAATACGAAGAAGATCTTCTACCTCTGGCTCATTGGTAGAGATCTTTTTTGCATTCAAATCATTTACATAGTCTTCTCTGATGTCAGAGACAAGGACATCATACCCTGCTTGTTCGCAAAGTAGAGCAAAACAAATTCCTAATCTGCCTGCACCAATAATTCCAATTTTCATAACTTAAATGTTGGGATTGGTTCCATCTTATGTTTGTTCTGCGTATTAAAGTCATGTAAAACTCTAACAGCAGGTCCAGTGCCATGCTCCATAGCATACTCTAGGTCTGCATAGGACGCACCTAGTTGATCTTCATCATTTCTACCATCATCCCATAATCCATCAGTTGGTTTTGCTTCAATAATCCTTGAGTCAACTCCCAAGAATTTTCCAAGTTCCCATACTTCAGTTTTATAAAGGTCTGCGATAGGAGCGATGTCAACTCCACCGTCACCATATTTAGTATAGAATCCTACACCATAATCTTCAACCTTATTTCCCGTACCCACAACAATACCACCTACAGATCCAGCAACCTGATACAGGGTTACCATGCGAATACGAGATCTAGTGTTTGCAAGGGCAAGTTTATTGTCATTGTATCCATCCATAGCGGATACAAATGTATTAAAGGTGTTTGATAAGTCGTACTTAAGTTTGGTTGCGTTAGAATATTTTTTCTCCAACCAATCAAGATGTGTATCTGATAGATTCTCTTGATCTTCCATTTGATGAATAGGCATACCCAAAACATAAGTAGGAAGTCCAGTCTCAGCACAAAGAGTTGAGACTACAGCAGAATCAATGCCGCCAGATACACCGACAACTAATGCTTTGATATTGTTTTTAGTTACATAATCCTTTATCCACTCAACAATATTCAGTTTTAGTTCAAGATAATCTTCGATTCTGTTCATTTTATTTAAGGCTCCAGTTTTCCCATACCCATTGATAATGCCAGTCTAAATTATGTGTTTTGGATAATACTTTAGTTAGTCTTTCATATGCTTCCTCAGCACCTGGAGGTTCTGGATGGAATTGTATTTGAAAGTTTTTAATTTTAGTTGTGTAATTATTCTCAAAAATGTTTTCAAGAATTTCATACTCAGAACCTTCCACATTAATCTTTAGCAAATCAATGACATCAAAGTTAAGTTCTTCATATACCTCAGTAAATGATCTTACTTCCACACTACTCACTGGCATATTTTCCTCTTCGCTAAATCGTTGAACTTCTACTAGAGAAGATCCATCATTGCAAAAGTAAAATTCTTGAGTTGATGTTTTATCAGAAACTCCATAATTGAATGATCTAATCTTCTCATTAGAGTTAAACCTTCCTGCAATCACATCATAAAATTCTTTAAAAGGTTCAAATACATAAACATTACAATTAAATTTATTGTAGATATTATTAGCAAAATCGCCTTTATATCCACCCAAATCAACAACTACAGAGTTTGGATTTAAAGAGTAATCAAGTCTTTTAGTATAATCTCCGTTGTCAGCTAACCACCTATCTTGATCAAAAAATACCATTAGTCTTCCCTCTCTAATAAAATGTGTTTTCCTTTTCCATTATATGCTAGATAATCAACTCCTGCATACAATTCCGTTTCATCAATTTGATAGTTAGTCCAATCTCCAACATATGGTCTTTCTACATCAATAATACCTGCAAGGGCATCGATAGAAGCACCAACGTCAAGAAATACAGCATCAGTATACTTCTTAAGTCTATGTATTAGACCAGACTTAACATGGCCCATACCCATTAAGAAAATCTTAGATGTGGTATTTTTAAGTTGCTCTCCAACCATTTTTTCAGTTGCATCAATATCATCACAAGCAAATTTCTGGGGAAGAGATACATAATCTTCAAACTTTTCAAGTCCAAGATACTCTTGATATTGAGGTGCTTCAATAATATTACGAATGATATTCATCTTTATATCTGCACCAATCAAACCAATCTTTCCAGCAAAGGTTTGAAGCAACCACTTGTTAGTAACTAATCCATACCCAAACTCTGCTGGATAGTCAATATTCACTCCGGAGAGAACCTCACCGAACTTTTGGCGATTATCAGGATAAATCTCACAAGTATAATAATCACACTCTCTAGCACCATCCTTGAATGCCTGGTGATCAATCTGACTATATGGTTTACTTAATGCTCTACGCCCAGGTGTTGCACTACCAACTGACTCACCTTTTAGGAAAAAATAATCACCATCACCAAACTTGTAAAAAGTTTTAGATTCATTCTTATCTACAAGATCAACCAGAAGGTCCTTAAATTCACTCAACTTCTCTTGAAAGTTTGGGTAGGTTTTAACACTACCAAAACATGGATTGGCATCTAAGTTTTTAGTGCCATCAATTTTGTAAAGATCCAAATACATATCAATCCTCTACTACTATGGTGCCATGATAGATGGTTGTTTTACCATCATACGATGTAATTGATTTCTCATAATAATATTGTTTAATCCAATAGATCACATAATCAATATCTTCTTGTGTCATTCCGGGATGACAAGGGAGACTTATTAACTTTTTCCATTCACGATCAGCAACAGTGTAACTACGGTCCTGTCTAACAATTTTATGTGTATGTAGTGGTTTATAATGAACACTGGTATGAATTTTTTTATCTGCAAGATAGTTTATCATATCATTCCGTTCGATCGCAGGAACACGGGCACCATAATGCTGAACTGTTTCTGACCAAGCCGGTGTTCTAATTAACCCAGACAATCCTTCATTGTAACATTTCTGAATGTGCCTACGCCATTCAAGATGATTAGACAATTTTTTCATTTGTTCCAGTGCAATTGCTGCTTGAAGATCTATCATATAACACTTATATCCCAGAACATCAACATCATAATCCCAAGAGTATCCAGGTTTATCACCCAAATTGTTCATGCGAGAAAATGTGCTGGTAATTCCCATCCAAGTTAGTGGAACAAGTTTTTCATAAAGATCCTTATCGTTGGTAGTAATCATGCCACCATCACCACATGGCATGGTCTTTACTGCCTGAAAAGACCATACTGCAGCATCTCCTTTAGATCCTGCTCCAGGAGTATAACAACTATGAGCACAATCTTCTAGAATGAACCCATCATAAAACTCACGAATCTCATCAATAGGTGCAGGAACACCTGCCATATTAACAGCAATAATTGCTTTAGTATTTGGTTTTAGATTTCTACGAACATCTTCAGGATCAATGCATAGAGTATCATCCAAAACATCCACAATATTTGATGTACAATTATTCCAAAGAGGGGCAACTGCAGTTGTTATAAACGACATTGTGGGATTAATAATATCACAGTCTTTAATACCCAATGCCTTAAACACAAGATCTTGACCTGCAGTATTACTAGTTACTGCCACTGCATACTTGGCACCAACCATTTCAGCAAACTTTTTTTCAAACTCAGCTACCTTGGGACCTTTACCCCACCAACCAGTTTCAATACATTCTCTAAGAGAATCAAGTTCTTCATTACCTCCAACTGGTCGAAGAACAGGTAATACGGTTTCACGAATTTTCATGTTAGCAAATGTGATAGTTAGAAACGTCTAGTGTTTGTCCATTGATTTCCCAATCATTACGAATTAGACCCAAGAAATCCAACATCTCATAATCAATAATATTATTGATTATGTAATTATAAAGATTTTGTTCTGATCCAATATGATTGGAAAGGTTGTTATCCAATTCTTTCATACTGTGCTCTGCATATTGTACCATACATTCTCTTTTCATGGAGAAAAACATATCATTAAACAAGGGTCCTTTATTTGATTCAGTCAATCTACCATCCAAAAATAAAAAATCTGGATTAGATATCAATGCACTCTTTTCTAAACGTTCCGTTCTTTCAAATACATAAGGACAGGTAAAAACTTTCCTTGCAGAGATGTAAGAAATATTTTCATATTGATCTAAATTAGTTTGATCTAGAGCAGTTTTGAGCATGAGAAGTTCTCCCATACCTTTATTTCTTGTCCCAATATTACCTTCACTACCCACTACACACATCTCTGTATCGGAAAGTAATTCCTTTAATTCATTATTTTTTAGTTGATCTGGTTCATCAATAGTATTTTCACAGACCAAAAGATCAAAAGAATCTGGTAGAACTCTCTTCAATTGTTTAAGGCAGATTAAGTATTCATCTTCTCTAGCATCACAGACTTCTTTAGAAAGTTGAACTGGACGCAAAGAGCAGAATGCTAATGCTAAATTTTTCATTCGTATGCTTTCATATAAGTTTTATAAAAGTGTTGTGCTTCTTCAGGAAGATTATCCATATATTTTTGAAGGTTATTAATAAAATTGTAAGTATTACGATAACCAATTACTTCTTTTTCAAGATTAGTCACCAAATCTTGTACGTTTCTGTCCTGATAAACCGATGCTTTATTATAGATCACTGAGTTAGGGAAATAATATTGCAAAATATATGAACCCCAGATATCATCCATTCTTCCTACATGAGGAAGCACAGCATAGTATGGCAATACTTCTCTTGCTAAAAAAGTATTCTGACTATTAAATGGAGCGATTTTATTTGAACAGTATGGTTCCTCTACATTGTATTTTACTATAGGTTTCATTGTAAGTCTAGCCCATAGCATCAATATCAGGATCACCATCCCATAGATCTGCCTGAACTAATACCTTACGCTTTACTTTGCCTTTGTACTCAACTTCATGCCTTTTTCCTAGCAAATCAATTGGAAAACCTCTGTGCCAAATATCTGGAGTATTTGTTACAGACAATGGATCAAATACATTCTGAGATGGTTCATACAAATCACATTCAATTGCCTGACCAACTAAAAGATTTTTACCCCAATCATCATAGGGAATATTATCATCATCAACTGTGGCAACAATGTCTGCACCTTGCTTGTATGCATAAAGAAATCCAATATTTCTTCTTTGAATACTCTTCCATCCAATTGAATCAGACAAATCTTTGTTAATAGTATCTTGCATGTCTGGAGAGAGGTAAATGCAATCCAGTTCCTCATACTTTAAATGTGGAGTTTTTGTATCACCTACTACAATAAGTGTCCATCCCTCCATCTGAGAAAACTTTTGTGTTGCTAAAGTCGGTGCGTTAATAGTTGTAGTTACAATATATTTTTTTAATCCCATTCTATTTCTCCATTAATGATAATTTCAGTATTGCTATTAATTTTCTGCTTATTATACTTAATAAATCCCCAATCAGATTTATTCTCATACTTTACTTTGGCATAATTATTGTCTCTAGGAAGAGGATGTCCGTGATAAATGTGATAATAAGGTGAACTTAAAAACTTAAGATTTTTTCCTTTGTGTAGCAGATTCCAAAGAATTTCTGCGTCCATACAAGATTGATTTAAAAGCTAGTTCGATGACTATTATCATTCTCATTGTATGCTGTAGCAACATTAAAGAAGACATCTCGCGAGAACATGGTTGCATCTCCAGACCATAAACCAAGAACGGGATCTTCTTCAAGAAGATTATGATACTTTAGATTCTCATACAGATCTAAAACTTGTTTAGGATCTCCCCATCCATCAAGAGGGCCTGTTAATTCTCCACCATGATTAGCAACTCTAGGATTAGATACTGGGTAGTCGCCTAGAGAAATATCTCCACGCATCCTGCAGCGATAGAATACATCTTCTTTATCATCACTATCAAGTTCCCCCCTAATCTCATTAATCAACTCTTCAGTCATCATAATGTCCGAATTAGTGATAAAGATTAATTTACCAGTAGAAATTCTACATCCAGCATTTTTTGCAAAATACTCATAGTAAGTTGAAGGTGTTAAATCTTCAGCAACAGATACTGAAGGGTCAACAATCAAATTCTTCACTCTAGGGTGTTGAAGAATTTCTTCCATTAAAGAATTAACATAAAGATATTGCTCATTGATTGGATTAAAATCAACCACAATCATTTCATAATCAATACCCGAACTATCAAGCAATTTAAGATTATGCGATACTGCTTGTTCTAACCTATCAATAAATTGTTCACCGTAATTATCATCCCTACCACCCAATACAATACTTAAGTCCATTAAACTTTCTCCATTAAAATTTGTTTGTACCAATCATAAGTCTCTTTAATTCCATCTTTTAATTCAATCTTCGGTTCCCAACCAAGTGATTTAATTTTAGCAACATCAAGAACTTTTCTTAGAGTACCATTAGGTTTATCAGTATCCCAGATAATGCCACCTCTGAAGCCAACTACATCAGAAATCATCCTTGCAAGAACACCAATCTCAATGTCTTCACCAGTTCCAACATTAAGAGGTTCATCACTATCATACTTAACCATGGCAGTAAAGCAAGCTTCTGCAAGGTCATCAACATGAAGAAACTCTCTCTTAGGTGTTCCATCACCCCAAAGATAAATTGATGGGTTAAAAGGTCCGCCAAGATCATGATCAATTACATCTTTACCTTCATCAAACTTGCGAATTAATGCTGGAAGAACGTGAGATGACTCAAGGTCAAAGTTATCGTTTGGACCATAAAGATTCGTAGGCATCAGAGAGATTGCATTGAATCCATACTGCTTACGATATGCTTGACACATTTTGATACCAGCAATCTTTGCAATTGCATAAGCATCATTTGTAGGTTCTAAAGGACCAGTCAAAAGGTATTCTTCTTTGATTGGTTGTGGGCATTCCTTAGGATAGATGCAAGAAGATCCAAGAAACAAAAGTTTTTTTACACCAAACTTCCTAGCAGCATGAATGATATTTGATTGAATCATCAAATTATCATAGATGAAGTGAGCAGGAAAATCCCTATTGGCAAGAATACCACCTACTTTTGCTGCTGAAAGATAGACGTATTCTGGTTCATTATCATTAAAAAATCTTTCTACATCTTCTTGCCGTCGAAGATCAAAATGACATGAAGGAGTTACAGAAATATTCGCATACTCCTTTCGATGAAGCATACGAGTAATTGCAGACCCCACTAATCCAGTATGTCCAGCAACATAGACTCGACTCTGACTATTCATAAAGACACATTTCCTTAACTAATTCTTTAAAAGAAACTTTAGGCACCCAACCTAAGATTTCTTTTGCCTTTGTGGCATCACCTAATAAAGTTTCAACTTCAGCAGGTCGGAAATATTTATCATCTATTCTAACAATTGTTTTTCCAGTATTTTTATCAACACCTACTTCATCAAGTCCTTGACCCACCCACTCAATATCAAAACCAAAGTAAGATGCAGATTCTTCTACAAAATCCCTAACTGAATACTGCTCACCAGTAGCAATAACATAATCATCTGGTTCGTCTTGCTGCAACATCAACCACATTGCTTCGACATAATCTCTAGCATGTCCCCAGTCTCTTTTAGCATCTAGATTTCCAAGATATAAACAATCATCTTTTCCATTTCTAATCCTATTCAATCCCATTGCAATCTTTTTAGTTACAAAAGTTTCACCTCTCCTTGGACTTTCGTGATTAAATAAAATTCCTGAACTTGCATGAATACCATATGCCTCCCTATAATTTTTTGTAATCCAATGGGCATATAATTTTGCCACACCATATGGTGATCTTGGATAAAAAGGAGTTATTTCCGTCTGAGGAATTTGTTGAACTTTACCAAACATTTCGGAGGTAGATGCTTGATAGAACTTAACTACATTCTCCATTTTAAGAATTCGTATTGCTTCTAAAATACGAAGAGTTCCCATTGCATCACTGTTTGCAGTATATTCTGGAGTCTCAAATGATACTTTTACATGGCTCTGTGCTCCTAAGTTATAAATTTCATCAGGTTGAATCGTTTGAATCAACCTAATAAGATTGGTGGAGTCTGTGAGATCTCCATAGTACAACTTAAAATTTTTATCATTTTCAAAAATATCATCAATTCTACTGGTATTGAACGAAGAACTTCTTCTTTTAATACCATATACTTTATATTTCTTGTTTAATAAAAACTCCGCTAGATAAGAACCGTCTTGACCTGTGACTCCAGTGATGAGTGCTTTTTTCATGAATTAATTTGAGAGACAATCCAGTTATAAGTTTTACGAATACCTTCTTCCAAAGTCTGAGAATAATCCCAACCAAGTTCTTTACGAATCAAATCATTGTTAGAATTACGACCACGAACTCCAAGAGGTCCATCAATATGAATCTTAGCAACTTCCTTTCCTGCAACTTTTGCAGCAGTATCTACAAGTTGATTGATGGTTACCATCTCTTCAGAACCAATATTAACTGGTCCCATAAAATCAGACTGCATCAATCTGTAAGTTGCTTCAACGCATTCGTCAACGAACAAGAAGGAACGAGTTTGTAAGCCATCTCCCCACACTTCGATTGCTCCACCTTGCTCCGGGAGGTAAGCGACTTTACGGCAGATTGCAGCTGGTGACTTCTCTCTGCCGCCGTCCCAGGTCCCTTCAGGACCAAAGATATTGTGATACCTAGCAATACGAACAGGGATGCCATGGTTGCGATTGTAGGCAAGGTAGAGACGCTCGCTAAAGAGTTTTTCCCATCCGTATTCGGAGTCTGGTGCTGCTGGATATGCATCATTTTCCCTCAGTCCAGGATTGTTTGTTTCTTCTTGAGCATATTCTGGATACATACAAGCAGAACTAGAGTAGAAAATTTTAGGATAATCTCCACCCATCTCTTTTACTACTCGGAGAACGTGCAGATTAATAGTCACAGAGTTCTGCATAATGTCTGCATCATTCTCACCACTGAAAACGAAACCTGCACCTCCCATATCAGCAGCAAACTGATAGATTTCGTCAAATGGTTCTACCATTTGATAGGGAATTTCATTATGATAATTACCTTGATATCCTTTGAATTTTAAACACTGTCTAACATGATCATAGTGAGTAAGATCAGCTAACAACAAACTCATTAGCCTCCGTTTCAGAAAATTCGGGACGTTTTACATCAACTCCACGAACCCAGTATCCTTCGGATCGTAATCGTTTTACCATATGTGAACCGATAAATCCACCTGCACCCAGTACAAGTGCAGTCTTAGTATATTCAGACATTAATAAAAAAGTTTCTTATTATGTATCATACAAAAAAAGACCCTTGTTGTCAAGGGTCTTTGAAGGTCTTGTCATGCACGCCACTTGCTCTTTTACCTGAAGCAAGAAACAGAGCGGGAGTATAACCCCATCCACACCACTTACTCTTAGGTAAAGTAAGAAACCTATTAGTTCCAGAGTGCTTGGACTTTTGTTTCCAACTCAATGAACCTTGCATCAACTTCTTGTTGTGCTTTATCACTAGATTCTAGTGCTGCAACCTTTGCTTCAAGTGCTTTGAGTCTAGCTTCAACCTCAACGTCATATTTTGACATCGCTGCTCCGCTTGCAGACTTTGCTGCTTTTCCTTGTGTTGACATTTTAATAAATTAATAACTTTTTTTTATTTAGTTTTTAGAAGGGTCTAATGACTCCACCAGTTCTGTTAAAGTCCATCCGTGACTTTGGGATTATCCCGACCAGGGCTAGTTTACACGACATACCGAGTCTTTAGTATAACAGGGTACACCATCTGGATCTAACCATTTGGTGTACTCAAAGTCATCAATCGCAGTCAGGAGTTGCATCTGGTTATCAAGGAGGTACATATCACTGTATCTCTTTGACCAACTATTTGCTTTTTGAATACGATAGTCTGGCATACCATTGATTTCCAATGTACCACACTCAACATAACGATACGGGAAACGTTCTAGTAGAACTTTCATGCTTCGACTGCTTCAAGATCGACAGAGATTTGTTCCATCAAAATATCATAATCATCAAGAGCATCGCCTGAAAAGACAACACCAGTGTTTTCATAATAACGACGGACCTTTTTGAGAAGTTTCGGATTCTTCACATCCAGGAAGAACTCTCCATTTACCGCACCCTTTAGAGTTTGGATATCTTTCTTGAACTTAGTAGTCAGTGTCATTGTTTCGTTTGTTGACCTTAGTATTATAAGGGTTTGACAGGGTTTCTGTCAAGTGCTTCCTGTGAGGATCGAACTCACCTTAGGCAAATTATGAGTTTGCTGCATTCACCAGATTGCTAAGGAAGCAAATAGGACTGCTGGGAATTGAACCCAGTTTACCCCGTTATAAGCAGAGAGCATTAACCAATATGCGACAGTCCCTCAGGATCCTTCGTTGTTTTGCTCTGTGTATATTCGTATGAGTTCATCATCAGCAGGCACCATCACTGCCCTTTCACCTCTTTTATTTTGCACTCCTATCGTCTCTCCGTTCTCCACCCTTTCCATCAATTTTTCCCAGTTTTTTTGCCAGTATTCCACTGAATAAAATTCCATAGTTGCATTATGTATAATGAAATTATGTGGTAGGTTCCTATCGCCGCTACTCCTGAACCTGCCGAAGGGGAGCACCGCAGCCATCAAATGCGTCCTACTAGAGCCAATACTCCATGAGAGTAAAACCCTAGAAGGATACCACCAAGGATGGCACTTATAATTGTAGCAGTTTTATTGTGTTTGTCAATTGCTTTGTCAATCATTTCCTGACACTCCTTTTTAGATACAAGGTGGTCAGGTATGATTTCATTCATCCTGTGAGACATTTAGAAGATTCTTCATTGGGTCTGGTTGTCCCCCTACTATAGCACAAGCTCGCTTATAATAGTAGTTGTCTGTTGTGCCGTTTTCCTCAAACTTCTCTTTGATGATTGCCCAATTGGCGAATTCGTCTGGATGCATGGTAGAAAGAAAGTGTCTACAATGCTATTTAATGTATCAAGATGCTACACTGATACTATTATCAGTGTTTCTTAACGGAAGAGAGAGGATTCGAACCTCCGGAGGACTTGCATCCTCGCTAGTTTTCAAGACTAGAGCCCATAAACCACTCGACCACTCTTCCTTATTTGACTTCAAAGTCCAATCTACGAACTTTGCGTCTACGTCTCTCCTCCTGATAGAGAAGTTCTTGAGTAGAGAAATGACTATCAATCTTTCTCTCCACATTATTAGTTACCATTACAACTTTATCTAAGTCTTTAGCACCAATTTTATCATCCACAATACTCATTTGATTGGGACAACCACAGAATTGAACCTTGCTACTGCTTGTTAGTTCTTTTCTACACTCTTTGCATCTAATAGTAATCATTAGTAATACTTTGAATTCGACATGGGCGAAGAGGGGATCGAACCCCCGACAATCTCCGTGTAAAGGAGGTGCTCTACCGCTGAGCTATTCGCCCAACTCCCCCGGCAGGATTCGAACCTGCGACCAGACGATTAACAGTCGTCGGCTCTACCGCTGAGCTACAGAGGATTGTTATACTCTTTCTTTGTTTTGAAGTAGAGTTTATAATATCTCTTCTTCATTTCATTGAGAGTATCCATATCATCTTGAAATCCCATGTATTTACACATTTGGGATGACCCTTCCAATTCACTAATCAATCTTAGTATACTGACAGGATGTCTTTCAAGTCCTCCAAAATCATACTGAGACATAATAATAGTTTGGAGAAAGCGGAATACCAGAATCGAACTGGTGACGAAAGGTTGGAAACCTTTAGTTTTGCCTCTAAACTAATTCCGCATATGAATGGGCCTTACACAAGAGAGGAGGTGGTGGTGGTCTCTCTTGATGCCCAACGACTCAAGTAGGATTCGAACCTACGACCGACTGCTTAGAAGGCAGTTGCTCTATCCTGCTGAGCTATTGAGTCATAGGTAGGGGATTAACCCCTTTCAACGCCATCGTTGTTTTCGACAAAATCATCATACTGCTTTTCTGTGATTTCGTCAAGTGATACGACTTCTAAATCTTCTTTAGGGTCGAACCACTCATCAAACTCTGCCATGATGGCCATTTGATCGTAGATTCGTTCTACACCTTTGCCATTGTACTCTTGGACTTTACCAATTGCCCATTCACGAACTTCTGATACAATTTCTTCAGTCTCCACCATAATAATCTTTTCGGAAGTACCTGCTGAGGATGTTACCATTGTAGTATGCAGGTCCTCCTGTGTCAAGGGATTCGGTGAGGACTCCGTTGAGGAAGAGTTGTTTTGTTTCTTCGAAGTTTGTTTTGCCAGGTGTTTTATGTAATGACAGGATAGTTCTACTAAAATTTTGTCTACCCAATCGTTCAATGTCTTCTTTAAGTTCCGGACAAGACCCATAATACTTTTTCCAGTCAGATTCTTTTTTTACTCGGCGTTTCTTTCCTGGAGGTTTCCGATGACTCCAAAAATACTTTCGCCCAATGTATTGTCGTTGGTTTGTGAGATTGGTAATGTTATAAACAAAACCATAGTAGTCGTGAACATCGTCACTAGTAAAAGGTCTCTCCAAATAGATCCATGGATTTTCATAATCAATATCGATACTCATCAATAATGTTTAACACCTTGTCGAGATATTTATGTGCCATATCTCGATCCCCTTGCCATGTGGTATCAGGTTCATCGTATACATCATTTTTTAATTTGAGTACACGATTTTTTAACTCTTCTTTCTTCAGTTCATTCTTAGGCATAGGGGAAACTCATGTCCCTCTATTTAAGCATTTCTTTTCATCTTTGTCATCATTTTTGAGCATTTCAACAATTTGTTGGTATCTAATCACTTGGTCTGGGAGATATGGTTGAGGCCCAAGACGTAGTAAATCTTGGTCCTCTTTCGAAAGTT